GGTGTAGATGCAGGTTCACCATTTAGTCTTGACTATTTACCATCTAAAGATATTAAGAAAGACTACACAGCAGATGTAAGATATGGAATGCTTGCTGGTTTAAACCCAGCGCAAGGACTTATCTTTATGTTGCAAGCCCTTGGTGGAAAACTAATTAGCCGTGACATGGCTATGCGTGAACTACCATTTGGAATTAACGTAACAATGGAGCAAGAAAAAATTGAAGTAGAAGAGATGCGTAACACTCTTGTTTCTGCATTGCAGGCAACTTCGCAAGCCATCCCACAAATGATTACACAGGGTCAAGACCCTACAAAATTGGTAACTCAAATTGCCGATGTAATTAAAGCACGGCAAAAGGGTGTATCTATTGAAGACGCAATTAAAGACGTCTTCGCTATAGAAGAACCTCCTGCTGGTGTGGGTCAGGTTGAGCAAATGTCCCCTGCTCCCGCTGCTCCAGCAGGAGGCGCTACACCTCCAGGTCAACCAGGTGCAGGTGTTCCTGATATACAAACACTTCTAGCAAGTTTAACTTCAAGTGGTAAAGCCACTGCTAGTGCTCGAACTTCTCTAAGGCAGTAATGTGGCTACTCAACGTAAACGCAAAACAAAGATTGATAATGATTATTCTAAATTAGACCAGTATGCAATTTTGCTACATGAATATTATAAATCTTTACGTAGGGCAGGCTTTACTGTTGATAATGCATTATGGTTAATAGCAACAAAAGATTCTTATCCTGAATGGTTACAAGAACCAACAATAGAAGATGTTAGAAATCATATTGAAGACGAGGAAGATTAATGGCGATACCAGATGGAAGAGTTAATAATGGCGGCTATCAAGCGCCAAGCAATCCAGCAGTTGTGTCAGGTCCTGGCGCTCTTTCACAACGCACCGATGGTTCAGCAACACAACCAGCAACTTACATTTCAGGATTACCACAAGGACAGGGACAAGAAACTTACAACAATCAAGTAGCAGCAAACATGCAAGGAAATCCTTTTCCTTCTATGTCTGGTGTAAACATTGTTGGGCTTGATGCTCCAACAACAATGCCAGATACACCAGGAACAGAAGGTATTGATTTAGGTCCAGGTGGTGGTTCTAATTTAATGATGGATATGCCAATGTATAAATCATCTCCTAGAGATGCACTTGCTAAAGCAGCATTGTTTGATGATACTGGAACAGTTGAAATTATTCTTAACACATACTTTTAGGAGCGATAAATGGCAACAAGAGTTTTAAAGCCTATAGTCGCTGAAGTAAATCCAAATCTTTATCAAGCGGCTACAAGAGCAAATATGCCTCCAGAACAACAGACTCAAATTGAGCAAATGTCTTGGGCTGTAAAAAAGAATAAAGAACTTATTGGTTTAACCCCAGAAATAGCAAAAATGGAATATGAAAGACTAACTCCAGCGGCTCAAGAGGGTTTAAAATTCTTTTATAAAGATGCTGAATATGCAGCAGAAGCACCAGGTTTTTCAGATAAAGTTATTGGTGCTCTTAAGTTTGCAGGAAAAGTTGTAGCAAGCCCACTTATTTCTATATTTAAAGTTGCTGGCGAATACAATAAATTAATTAATACGCCATATGCTGTAGCGCGACAGGTTGCACAAGGCGAAAGTATTTTTTCTTATGATGTTTGGGATGATGCTTGGGACGGCAGAGATTTATACGATTCTAAATCCATAACAGAAGTAAATAAAAAGTATGGACAGGCTAGAACATTTATAGCACAGGGACTTCTTGAGGGTAAAACTCCAGGAGAAATTATTGAGTCCTATGGCAAAATGACTCCAGATTTAGTTTCTGCTATGGAAGAAGCATTTAACAGTCCAGAAACTTTTAAAGAAGTTTTAGACTCTACAAAATTTGCACAGATAAGTCCTGGTCGAGATTTAGTCAGAATGTTAATGCCTAAACCACCAGCAAATGGCGGCCTTGCTGCAGATGAATTTAATGGAACTAGAAGCAAACTATCTGGAACTATTGATTTTATTTATCAAATTGCCATTGACCCATTAACTTGGATTACTGGTGGATTTACAAAGATAGCACAACGTGGCACTCAACTAAAAGAAATGGTTATAAAAGCAGGAGATAACCCAGCAATGGGTATTAGAGAAGTATTTTCTCAACCTGATGTTATTAAACTATGGGATGTTGAACTAGGACCACAACTTAAAAAGTTGGCTGATGTGTCAGATGATGCTGCTGCATATAGCACACAGTTGCGTCTTGTTAAAAGAAAGTTTCCTGGCTACAACAATAACGAAATCCTTGATTTCTTTGTAAAGAATGAAATGTTTACTGCTGAAAAAGCAGAAGATGTTTTCCAACAAGGCACAAATGTTATGAAGTTACTATCTGGTCGTGTTGATGGTATGTCTTACGCACGCAATGGTGTCGTAACTTCTCGCAATAATCGTAGAATTGTTGGTGGACTTCAATCTGTTTTAGAAGATGCCTTTGATAAGGTATATGTTAAAGCAGATAAAGCAATTAATAAAAATCCTTTATCAACACTTAAAGGCGATGAGTTGTTTGATGCGCTTAAAACCGCAGGCAAAAATTCAGATGAAGCATTTAATCCAAATCTGCCACAATTTCTTAAAGAAGAAGCAGATATTAAAAAGTTTAAAAGAACTTTACTTGAAGTAGGGCGCCAAGCCTCACGCAATCCATCTGGTCAAGCAATTTTAGTTGGAACAGATACAGTTAAAACGCTTGAAACATTCCGAAATTATGCACGTTTAATTCTTGACCGCGATATGGCTGACTACGTTACGCGTAGATTTGAACTATCTCCTGAAGCAGAGCAATTTGTAATTGTTCGTAACCTATATGCTGGAATTTTACAGCGTGCTGGCATTACTGATAAAGAAATTATTAATCAATACTTAAAAAAGACTCATGGCGGTAAGGCTGGTTTTGCCAGCACTACAAAAACTGGTGTTGATACAGCATTTGCTAGAGTTCTTGACCCAAATACAGTTACACGTGAAGGCGATAACTTACTCCTTGAGGCATCAGGCGCACTTCACCTATCACAATTAACTGGGGCAATAGGACCATTGCCTCTTGAACAAATTAAAATTGAAGCAAACCAATTGCTTTCTAAGGGAAGCCTTATCCAAGCGGGTAAAGGTTCACTAAAGTCTAAGTGGGCTAAAGATTTTGTGGATGTTTGGTCTATCTTTACACTTTACCCAAGACTAGGTATACGTTCTGCTGTTGACGAAGGCTTTATGTATGCTCTTACAGCACCAGGAAAAGATTTACTACGGTGGGCAAGTGGTCGTGGTCGTGAACTTGGTCAAAGGGCAACAGTTTTTTCAGGTTCCAATGCTGCTGAAGGACCAGTAACAGCAGCAATTAGAACCTATGTTACTAAAAAAGGTCCACTTAGTAAAGAAATTTCAATAGAAGAACGTAACGATATAATTGAAGCAATTGCAAAACAAGAAGGCGTTACTCCCCAAGAAGTAAACAATATGCTTATTAACGAAGCAGTAGCATCTAGAGCACAACAATTAAGAAAATCTAAACAAAGAGTATTATTTAATAATCCATCTGCTTCTGCTATGGAAGATAGATATCTTAGACAAGCAATGATTCATCATGCTGATGTTCTTGAATCTATGGCTTCTTCTATATCTGGTCGTGCTTCTCTTGGTAATGCACTTGATAATGATATTAGAAATCAACAAATTAATATTAGTGGATTAAGTGTTGCGATGCGTGAAGTAACTGCTGCTACAGTTAGAGCAGAAGTCAAGGCTTCAGGCAAAAAATTATCTGAGGCTAAGATTCAAAAACTTATTGAAAAGAATATGATTAAGCAAGAAAAGGATTGGGCTGAGTATTCTGCAGAGGAACTAAGCCGCAAGAATCCTAAGTATGTAACTCTTTCTCATTTTGATAACTTTGGTATTCGCTTTGGTTCTAATCGTCAACATGGTAAGAATTTATTATTAGATGATGCTGCTGAACAAAAGCATTATGTTGCTCCTGCTAAAGTATTTTTTAGAAATGGTGGATTAAGAACACCAGAAAACTTTGAAAAGGCTTCAACAGAAATGCTTACATCCCTTGGTTTAGTTAAGGGTGCAGATGGCGTATGGAATACAACAGATGAAAGCGCAAAAGCAGTAAATAAATTTATTAATTACTTCTCAGAAACTGTGCCACTTAAAGCACAGGGTATGTCTGATGCACGTATTGCTCGCATCCATATAGAAAAGATGTTAATTGATTTAAAGGATAACTTTCATGGTGGTCCTAATCAATTTAACCAAGACTTATTTGATTTAGTTCTTAGAAACTATCAAGACTTGGTAGATGAAGAAGCCCTTATCCGCAAAGGTGAAAAAGGATTTAAAGGTAAAGAACCACGTGAAGGTGGTTGGGCTGATTTCCAAATGCGGAACAAATGGCAGACTGCTATTAACCGAATTGAATTTGATGACTTTGATAAAGCAACTTTAAACTATCAACCAACTGGTGTAATAAGAACACGTATTCGTTATCCAGAATTTGGTGATTTTCCAAGTGCATACAAACAACTTGGTGATACTATGATGGAACAAATGGACCGTCAAGTAACTGGCATTATGCGTCAGCCAGCATTGATGGTTACATATACACGTTTACGTGCACAGTATGCTGGTATAGAAGCAAAGCATTATAGAGAACTATATGATAGAAACTTTGCAAATGAAGTAGCAATTTTTACTGAACGTAATGGTTATGCTCCAACTCATCCTAAGACTCTTTCAAGCATAGAGGAACGTGTAACAAGGCGTTCAAAAGAACAGTCTGAAAGATTGTTTACTGAGTATGCTATTAATGAAGCAGCAGATACTGTTTTAAAGTTTGCCGATAACCCAGCAATTAGAACTAACTTTGCTGTATCGGTGCGAACAGTTGGACGTTTCTATCGTGCTACTGAAGACTTCTGGAGAAGAACATACCGCTTAAAAGATGTTGCTCCAAGAGTTTTATATCGTATGCGTCTAGCACATCTTGGTCTTAACTCAAGTGGTATCTTCCATGAAGACCAAAACGGTGAACCATACATTATGATGCCAATGGATAACATTATCTTTAAGGCTACTGACACAACAATTAAAGCATTGACTGGCAATAGCCAATACAAGCAACCATTATTTGATGACTTTACTATGAAGTTAACTAGCGTTAACCCTTCATTCTCACCAGAGTCTGGCTTACCTTTACTAAGCGGTCCTATTGCTGGTCTTGCTGTAAAAGGAATGTCCGCTATCCTAGGCAATGTTCCTATTCCTGGGGCTGAAAAACTATCTCAAGATATAGATAGATATGCTCTTGGTCAAATGGCTGATGATGCAAGTCTTGAACAAATTATTGTTCCTGGAAGTTTATTAAAAATATGGAGAATACTTCCAGTTAATGAGAAAACTCGTCAAGAAGTAACAGCAGCACAACAAGCCATTGCTTACAATGCTGCTAATGGATACTCTTTAAAGCCGAAGATTGACGAAGAAACTGGAGAAGTAATACCAGTATCTGATGAAGAGAAGGCTAAGTATCTAAAGAGTATACGCATTAGTGCACATAACATTATTGCATTACGTTCTGTTCTTGGTTTAATATCTCCAGTATCTCCGAGTTTGCAGGAAAGTCAAGGAATGCCAGACTATCTACTTGATGTAGGTATTACTGGATTACGTGCTGAGTTTTGGGATATCTTTGAAGCCATTCAAAAGAGATATGGCGAAGATGTTCAAGACCCATATGAGATGGCTTTATCTATGTTTACTGGAAAGTATCCAGGTAAAATTGCTTACACAGTATCTAGGGATGATAAGCAGACTAAGGTTCTTATAGGCAAGACAACTCAAATGCGTGACTGGGCAATTAATAATAAGAAACTTATTAAGACATATGGTGAAGCAGCCTATATCTTTGGTCCTCATACTGGTGACTTTAACGCTACTGTATACAACTGGCTAAATGCATCTGATTTAATTCGTGATAAAGATATGGAAACATACTATGACGATGTTGCTGTGGCTGAGGATAAACAGAAATACTTTGATATTGCTCGTTGGGAAAATGAACAACTAAGTAAAGAAACATTTATATCAGAACGTAAAGCAATTATTGAAACAGCAACAGCAGCACGTCAAGGATTACTTACCAATAATCCATTACTTCTAAAGGCTATTACTGGTGGTGGCAATGAAATTGCTACTGAACAGATAATGATGTCTAGTCTAAAGCAAATGATATCTAATCCAGATACACCAATTGATGAAGGCTTAAAAATAAAGATGTCTACCGCTATTCAGGCTGTTGAAGACTTTGTTGCTTTTTCAACAGATGAAAATACAAGAGCACTTCAAAATGCATCATCATTAAAACTTCAATACAGAAGACGTGTTGAAGGTATTCTTAATGATTTAGCATCACAGGACCCAGCAATAAAAGAAGCATTAAGAGCAATATTTAATTCTATCTTGAAGTATTACTCAAGAGATTCCTATAAGGCAGAGGTGTAAAATGGCTAATAAACAAGACTTAAAGAATAAAGCCGATTCATTAAAAGCACTTCTTGCTTCACTTGGTAGAACTCGTCAAGAGTTTAAAAATATAATGGACTCTACTCCTGTAGATTCTCCAGCATATTTGGCTGCACAAGTAAAGTTTGATGCAACTAAGCCAGAGTTTAATGAAGCCACAACTAAATATGAGGCTGCTCAAACTGCGTATGATAACTTTGTTCAAACAGAAAAAGATACTAAAATTGCTTCTAGGGCAAAGAATCTTTTACAGCAAAAAAAAGATGATATTAAAAGAGCAGAAGATTATAATGCAAGTGCTGCATATATTGAACAATTAAAAAATGATTTAACAATTCTTGAACAACAGGCTAAGGGCAAAGGTTCTGAGATTGTAAAAGAAGAAGATTCTTCTGTATACGTAAGCGACCCTAATGCATTGGCTGCATACTTTGGTAGTGCAACAATAAGCCAGGGTTCTGGTGGTCCAACTGTTCAAGTAATTGAACCTAATGAAGTGGACTCACAGGGTAATCCACGTGCTATAAATGGATTTCTTTATACTGAACCATCTGAAGATGGAGCCGATAAAGGTGTTCGATTTTTTACTAGCGATGTTGCTGTTGATAAGTATAAGAAACAATTACTTAAACTTTATGGTAGCAAGCAAGGATTAGTTAATAAACTATATGAGGCTAGATTCTTAGATAGTAATAAAATTAATTCAAAGACTATAGATAGTCAGATTACAGCAGCACTTAATTCTGCAGTTCAACTTTATACAGTTAAGCAGACAGATGCTGTTAATACATATGGGGCTAAAGAAGTTGAAACACTTGATGAGTTTCTTGTTCCTGGTGCTAATGTTGGCAATACAACAACCGAAAGTCGGGCTGTTGTATTCGATGATACTAATGCAGACAACTTAACAATTAACGTATTCAAAGCAATATTTGGCAAAGAGCCAACAGATAAACAAAAGAAACAAGCACGTCCTTTTATTCAAGAATGGCAACGTAGCAAACCACAAGTAACAACTACTACAACTAGTGGTGAAGGCAATCAACAGAATGTTGTTGTTAATACTGCAGGTGATGCAGAGCGTATGCTTATAGATGAATTAGCCCAGACTGACCAAGCAAAAGCAAGTAAAGTTCTTGATTTATATGATGTATTTAAAAATACGATAGGAGTTCAGTAATGGCTGAGAAAGAAAAGGGTCCATTTGCTGGGTTAACTATTACAAAGGATATGACCTTTGAGCAAATACTAGAAGTAGCAAGAAAAGAATACGGCTATATTGATACTATTTTTCAAACAGTTCCTGAATTAAAAAAACTTTTAACAAAAGCAGTAAAAAATAAATATGAAGCCAAGCAGTTTCAACAAGAATTAACAAGCACTAATTGGTTTATATCAACTGGCGATGTCATGCAAAAGCGTGGCTTTGAAATGCGTCAGTATAATGAACTTGTTAATCAGATTAATGCTAAGAATCCTGGCAAAACACCTGAAGAAATTGATGCCTTAGTTGCTACACAACTTCCAGATAGTAAGTATGCCCGTGGCATTGAGAGTGTAAAGAATTCTATTAAGGCTCAAGCATTAACTAGAAATCTTAAGTATACCGAAGATGAACTAAGCACTTGGGCAAAAGAAATATACAACGGCGGTTATGAAACTGACGCAAACTTTATAAAAATATATTTAAACACTAAAGGAACATTTGGTGTAGGGGCAGCAGCAACTGGGGTTGGTGCTACCAATATACAGGCTATACGTGATTATGCTGGTAGCCAAGGGTTTGATTTAGAAAAAGATTTTGATACAACAACAATCCAAGGTTGGCAACAACGCCTTGATATGGGAGATAGCATTGCTTCCATTAGAAAAGAAATTGAAACTAGGGCGATGATTGGGCAGCCACCTAGTGTCCAAAATCTAATGAGGTCTCAAGGTCTTACATTAAAAGATATATATAACCCATTTGTGACACGTGCACAAAACAGAACGGGTAATATGAATCTAACTTTTAAAGATGCATGGTTTGCTAAAAACATATTCAACGATAAAGGTGAAATAGATAACTACTTTGAATTTGATAAGAAGTTAATGACACATCCTGATTGGGAATATGGTCCAGAGGCTAAAGAAAAAGTTAGCGGTAGTGTTCTTAACATACTTAAAGACATGGGGTTGATGGGTTAATATGGCAACAGTCGCACAACTTAAAGCACAAATTGCTGCTCAAGAAAAAATTGTTGCAGAAGCACAGAAAAAAGTCGTTGCTGCTGAGCAAAAAGCAAATGCAGCACTTGCTAAAGTAGACCCTAGTTATGGTGTTGAATTAGCGCAAGCAAAAAAAGATGCTGCTGCTCCTGGTTCTGCAGCATACATTGATGCTACTAGAGAATTAACTCAAGCAAAAAATGCTGCAACTGGAGTTACTCAAGAAAGAGATACTCTTAGAGAAAGAATTGCTACTGGTTCTGTTACTCCTACAAATACATTTGTTGCTCCAGTAAATACTGAAACTAACAATGACAGCCTTGCTGCTGCCACAAGATATGCAGCAGACCAAGAAACAGCCAGAGAAAAAGCAAGAGTTCAAACTGAAAGAGTTTCTGCTTACGCATTATTAGAATCAGAATTTACTAAATATGGTTTGGGCGAACTTGCTAAAACTGTTAAGCAACTTATTCTTGATGGTGCTAGTTCATCAGAAATGACAATTAAACTTCGTAATACTCCAGAGTATCAAGTAAGATTTGCTGGTAATGCTCAGCGTCTTAAAGAGGGCAAGAATGTTTATGATGAGGCTACTTATCTTGCATTAGAAAATTCTATGCAACAGGCTTTTACAGCCTATGGTGTGAGCAATCTTCTTGGGGATACAAGACAAAAACAACAAGCAAGACTATCAACATTTATTGGCGGAGATATCTCTCCCACTGAAGTAAAGAATAGAATTCAACTAGCGGTTGAAGAAGTAAGTAATCGCCCAGATATTCTTTCTGCTTTTCAAACATACTACCCACAGGTAACATCTAATGATTTAGTTTCTTATTTCCTTGACCCTAAAGAAACAACAACAAGATTAACCACAAAAATTAAGGCTTCACAAATTGGTGCTGCCGCAATGCGTCAGGGCTTTGTAAGCAATGTTCTTAACTCAGAAGAGTTAGCAGCCCTTGGTGTTACTGAAGAGCAAGCAGTTGCTGGATATAAAAATGTTGCTGCTGTTTTACCAGAAGCCCAAAAATTATCTGCAATTGAAAATACTACATACTCAGCGTCTGAGGCTGAAGGTGCTTACTTAAGAAACCTAGAATCAGAACAACGTAAATTAAGAAAATTAGCAGAGCGTGAAAGCGCAAGATTTGGTGGCAGGTCTGGTGTTAATCAGACTTCACTTAAAGACGCAAAAAACGCAGGACAATACTAAAAATTCCTGACGTGGACCTACCAGCCCCACGCAGCGTATAAGTCTGGGAGCAAGAGCCAGCCAGTTTCCCCGAACTGAACTGTGGCTTGCGACTAATCAACGAATAGAAGGGTGGGTTGCTATGAGCAACAACTACTGGGATGATGAAGATGACGAGGACCTAGATACCGATACAAATGTGGGTGATGGCAGTGACTTACTTAAAAAGTTACGTAAAGCCAAACGCGCAGATGAAAAGCGTATCAAGGAACTCACTGAGCAACTTGAGAGTTTTTCCAAGGTGCAGCGTGAGCGAACCGTTAAAGAAATCCTAGAACAAAAGGGAGTAAATGCAAAGGCAGCAAGACTGGTCTTAAAAGATTTAGACGAAGTTAGCGAAGAGTCAGTTAATAACTGGCTTGTCGAAAACGGAGACTTGTTTGGTATGACGCAAGAAGTAGCAGAAAGTAATCAGGAATCTGATAACAATCGTGCTGCGTTGCGTCAACAAGATGCAATTGCTCGCAGTGCTACTACTCCAGATAGAGCCAATGATTTAGAGAATCGTCTTGATAAAGCGGAATCTGCTGAAGAGATTATTCAACTGCTCTATTCACAACAATAATCATAGTTAAACTTAAATCACCTTGGAGGTGACGCAATGGCAACAGTAAACTACACAACAACTGGTTCTTCCTCTCTAGGAGGAACTGCTGGTGCTGCTGGTTTAGTCCAGAAGGCGTATGACCGTCTTCTAGAATTCGCTTTGCGCTCAGAACCCCTAATTCGTTCTGTCGCAGATAAGCGCCCAACTAACCAGTCAACACCTGGTTCAACAGTCGTTCTACAACGCTATGTTGACCTATCAACCGCAACAACAGCATTAACTGAAAATGATGATGTTGATGCAGTAGCAATGTCTACACCAACATCAGTAACTATTACTCTTGCAGAGTATGGTAACTCAGTTCTTGTTACACGTGCGTTGGAACTCTTCAGCCTTGCTGATGTAGACCCAGCAATCGCTAACATTATTGCATTCAACCTAGCAGATTCTATTGACTCAGTCGCGATGACCGAACTTCGCGGTGGCTCAAACGTAATCTACTCAGGTTCAACTGCAACATCAACAGCAACAATCACTGCTGCTGCAACAATTTCTTCTGCTAACATTCGCCGCGCTGTGGCAAAGTTACGCGCTAACAAGTCAGTTGCTCGCAAGGGCAGCCTTTACTGGGCTGGTATCCACCCAGAAGTTTCACACGACCTTCGTGCTGAAACAGGCTCTGCTGGCTGGTTGCTTCCAAACCAATACGGTTCTGCACAAGACCGCATCTGGGCTGGAGAAATTGGACAATACGAAGGTGCATACTTCGTAGAATCTGCTCGTCTATACAATACTACTGACGGTTCAGGTTCAGCACGCGTTTACCGCACAATCCTCTGTGGACAACAAGCACTTGCAGAAGCAGTTGCTGAAGAGCCACACGTAGTTATCGGACCAGTCGTTGACCGCTTGATGCGTCATCGTCCAATGGGTTGGTATGGAGTTCTAGGCTTTAAGCGTTACCGCGAAGAAGCACTATTCCGTATTGAGTCAGGTTCATCAATCGCATAGTTGATTGAAGGTTGAGCAGTAAGAACGGCGAACACGGCTTACTGCTTAACATTGAGTCCACTAAGGAGAACTAATGGCAGATTATACTTTTACTACACCAAGTATCGAAGAAGGACCTTCAGGTGCTCATCGTTTATTTTATTTTTATAAAAGAAAAGTTGGAGTTACTGTAGTAAAACAGAATGGAACATACAGAGTTAATCGGTATCCATTAGACCCAAGTGTAGAAACATATCAAGAATTTTATATTGGTGGTCATAAACATTTAGTTAATGATGCAACTAAAGCAGCATTAATTGCAGCCAATATAGGAGTAACAGAAGCAAACTTTACGGCAGCATAAGGGGATAATATGAAGCACTGGGAATACCATCCAGTCTATGACGAGACTTGCTTCGGATGTAAAGCGGGAACGCTACAGATGAATGCAGGAGATGCAACAAGAGATATACCAGATAAGAAATGGAATGCAGAACTCCAAGCCTACAGAAATGCTAGGGACCAGGGTATGCAACCAGCAGGAACCAGTATGCGGCACATTCAGGAAGCATACAAAGCCTCAGAGACTTTAGGTAAAGCCTATAACTCAGAGACTATGCCTAAAGCAAAAGATA